CAAGAGTGGATATTCACATCAAAGAGTCTATGCTATTGGAAAAAGATGGACTTGATTGAGACAGGAAGATTTAATGACGGAAAATTTAAAATAACGCCACAATGAGAAAGGAATTATTAGAAAAAGTAAAAGACGTAATCAAGAGAGATGAGCTTGATACAAGTTGCAGAGCTCAGCAGATGGTTTATCAGAGAGCTTTTGTTTACCACTTGATGCAGAAACACGGATACTCCTTGACAAAGACTGGTGAACTATTCAATAGAAGTCACGCTACAATCATAAACGGATTGAATTTATACAATAGCATCAAAAACGATTTAGTATTCTTAGACTACGTTTCATCCTATGTAGTAGAGTTTGAAGATTTCTTGTACGTTACTCCGTCTATTTCTAAGCTGAGTAAAATCGAAGAGTCAGTCTTAAAATGCCAAAACTACTTTGAGCTATGTCATCTTCAAGAGCAAATAAAAAACGGAGAGTTTTCAACAAAAGCAACTAAATGATAGAATAATCGTTATACTTGTACACGGTTCGCCTCTCACACCATAGAACCTAAAGGAATTATTGACCCTTGTAATGAAGTCGAAGTGAGAGCCGATGGATTTGCAGGGGTTTTTTATTACCAACTAATTGCGATGGCAAAAGAAAAAAATTCATTTCTACTCTATTGTGATATTATTCACACGGTAGAAAAACTTGACGATGTTCAAGCAGGTAAATTATTTAAACACCTACTCAAGTACGTAAACGACCAAGACCCAACTCCTGAGAATGCGTTAGTTGAGATTGCGTTTGAACCAATTAAGCAGAGTTTAAAGCGTGATTTGATTAAGTACGAAAGTATCCGAGAGCGTAATAGTGAGAACGCAAAGAAGCGATGGAATGCGACCGCATCCGACCGCATACCAAAAGTACCAAACAATACCAAAAATGCCGATAGTGTAAGTGATAGTGATAATGATATATATAATATAGATTATCAAGCGTTGCTTGACTTCGTGAATAAGACATTTGGTAGGAGCTTTAAAGTGATTACTGACAAGGTAAAACGAGCTTACAAGAAACTACTTAAAGACGGATACAAGAAAGAAGACATTATCAACGCAATCAAAAACTGCAAAGAGAACCAATACCATAAGGATAACAACTACCAGTATTGCACTCCTGAGTTCTTTAGTAGAGCTGAGACGATAGATAAATACGCAGACCGTACCATAGTTAGCGAAAGTGATAGTATATTAGCCCACTTAAATAAATATTGATATGCTACTCAAACAAGGAGATTCACTTCAGTACCTACTTGATGTAAAAGACGGTAAGATAAAACAAGGTCTTGGACTTGACTGCTTCCTTGATGAGCATTTAAAATTCAAACCTAAGCAACTAAACATCATTTTAGGCCACGATAACGTAGGTAAGACATATTGGATAAATTGGTATTTTCTAACACTTGCACTTAAACACAATCTTACATTCTGCATTTGGTCAGGAGAGAATCAGAAAGGTCAAATCTTACGTGATATGATTCAAATGTATAGAGGTAAGCACTTCAGTAAATTAAGCCATAGAGAAATTAGCGGAGATTTAGCGTTTTTAGAGCAGTCATTTGTGTTCATAGATAACTCAAAACTTTACAAACCTGACGAGATATTAGCATTGTTCAAAGAAAGTGGAGCTGACGTTGGATTGATTGACCCATTTACAGGACTCGATAGAGAGATGAGCTTTTCCGGTAACTATGAATTTATGAACCGAGCAAGACAATTTGCCAATCAAACGGGAATGACTATATACATAAATACGCATCCAAATACTGAATCAGGTAGAAACGCAAACTTATATCCTGACGGAGAACTTAAAGGACATCTTAAAGCTCCTCTTAAAGACCATATTGAGGGCGGTAAGGCTTTCTTAAACCGATGTGACGATATGATTGTAATTCACCGATTAATTAAGCATCCTGAGCACAAATACAAGACTTGGGTGCAAGTAGAAAAAGTCAAAGATATGGAAACAGGCGGAAAGCATACGCCAATAGATTATCCTGTTGTTTGCGATTTCAATAACGGAATCGGATTTGCAATAAATGGAGTTGACCCGTTAGCTAAACACCGACCTCAAGAAGTCCAAAAGACGATAGACGAAAATAATTTCAGTAGATTTACAAACCAAACGCCTTTCTAATGGACTTATACTTACTAGTCATAAAGACCAAAGCTAACCTCGAATCTATCAGAACACGAATTAGATTAGCAAGAGAGCAAATACAAAAAGACAAACCAAACGCCAAGCCTTACATAGATGGTGCAAAGCAAAGCGAATTAGAACTACTCGAAGCCTATCAGGCATTTACTGACCTAAGTGACCACATATTAGCAATAAGCAGAGAAAACACGGAGTTAGCAAGACGAAATATAAAGCTCCAAGAAAAAGTATTAGAATTAGAAAACCAAATAAAGTATAACCAAATAGAAAATCAATTATGATTACATTAGAACAAAAACTCGTAGCACTTTGTGCAGTATTACCAGTCCTTGCAGATTTCATTGAAGACCTTAATGACCAATCCGTGTTCAGACAAGGACTGAAAAACAAAGCTAATATGCTACTCCAAGAGATTGACAAAGTAGATAGAGCAATACTACGAATAGACGAACCAAACGCAGAAAAGATTTGGAGCGAGCAAGTAGACTTACAACGAGCATTCCGTCAATGGATTGCTGAGAACATAAATGTATAAAACTAAAACGCTATGAAAGTAACTGATAAAATAACAATTACAAATGAGGATAATATGCAGTTAATGGCTCGTTACCCTGACAATTACTTTGACTTGGCAATAGTAGACCCACCTTATGGTATAAATTTGGCGAATATGAATATGGGAATAGGTAAGTCAAAAAAAGCAAGTAAAGCTAAAAATAGAAAATGGAAATCAAAAGACTGGGATAGTTCTATACCAAAAGATGAATATTTTTTAGAACTCAAAAGAGTTTCAAAGCATCAAATTATTTGGGGTGGTAATTATTTTAATTTAGGTGTTTGCAATAAATTCATAATATGGGATAAAGAAGTGCCAGACGGTTTGTCTTTTTCTGACTGTGAATATGCCTGGACTTCTTTTAGTGGTGCAAATAAAATTTTTAGATATTCGGCATACTTAAACAAAAGTGAAAAATTTCACCCAACGCAAAAACCTCCTCAACTTTACAAATGGCTATTAGACAAGTACGCAAAACAAGGAGATAAAATACTCGACACTCATCTCGGTTCAGGAAGTATTGCAATAGCCTGCCACGAATACGGATTCGAGTTAACTGCTTGTGAACTTGACGCCGAATACTACGAAAAGGCAATCCAAAGAATTAAAAGTCATACTAATCAAATGAACTTGTTTTTATGAGATGCAAGAACTGCAAGGAGAAGTTCGAGCCTATCCGCTTCAATCAAAAGTACTGCTTAAACAAGATGTGCGTAGCTGCTTGGGTGCAGGAGGCAACCATAAAGAACTGGCAAAAGAAAAAGAAGAAAATGCAAGCAGAATTAGAGACGGTGCAAGACCTTGTTAAAGCTGCTCAGTTAGTCTTCAACAAATACATTAGAGAGCGAGACAAAGACGAACTATGTATCTCTTGTAAGCAGAAACCAAAGAAAGTAAACGCAGGTCACTTCTGGAACGCTAACAATCATTGGAATGTAAGATTTGATGAGGACAATGTACACGTTCAATGCGAAAGGTGCAATAGCTATCTATCAGGCAACTTGTTAGAATATCGAACAAACCTATTAACTAAAATCGGAGCAGAAAGATTCAACCAACTGGAGGCAAGAGCAAGGGTAACACGGAAGTTTACAAAAGACGAACTCAAAGAAATAATCAAAACCTACAAACAAAAGATTAAAAATGAAATACAATAGCGACTTCCGTTACGACCTCGAAGTAGGTCAGGAGTATGAAACCCTACTAAGCGAGGTAATAGCTTCTACAATCGAAGTAAAACGTGATTTTAAGTGCTATGAGACAGGCAATCTATTTGTAGAATACGAAAGCAGAGGCAAGAAAAGTGGAATCAGTACAACTGAGGCAAAATGGTGGGTGTATTGGTTTAGTAAAACACGAAGTATTTTGATTGAAACAAGCGAATTAAAGCAAATGTGCAGAAAATATGTAGGAACTTCACGAGATATTTTAGGCGGAGATTCTAATACGAGTAAGGGAATCTTGCTACCGATGGAAGATTTGATAAAAAATATTTAACTGGGATATTGTTTATATAAAAATATAAGCTATATTTGTCTAAATTAATATTACACGCTATGGAAAAATTAGGAAAAATTCAGGCAGAATTAAAATGTCCAAAAGGCTCTTTCAACTCATTTGGTAAATACAAATACCGAAGTGCAGAGCAGATTCTCGAATCAGTTAAACCGTTGTTGCAAAAACACGGAGCAACATTAACTTTGACTGATGACATTATTCAAGTAGGCAATAAGCTATTTTTAAAAGCCAATGCACAACTTTCGATAGACAAGACTATCGTATCAGTAAACGGATTTGCAGAGCTTGGAGAGCACAAAGGTATGTCATCTGAACAATGTACAGGTACTGCATCAAGTTATGCTCGTAAGTACGCTTTAAATGGCTTATTCTTGATTGATGAGACTGAATCAGACCCCGACTCAAAAGATAACTCAGATAGAAAAGAGACTAAACTTCCCGCCATTGACGCTAAGAGATTTCAGGCAGCAGTAACATCCATTACAAACGGACAATACACTCGTGAGAAGCTCGAAGCATCATTTTCATTAACTGATGGTCAAATTGATATTCTTAACGCTCTATGAAGACTCTCAAAATTAGGTGTTCAGCTATCGGTAAAATGATGGCTACACCTCGCTCTAAAGGTGAATTTTTATCTCAAACTGCTAAAACTTACATACACGAGTTAGTTCTTGAGCATAAATACGGCATCCGTAAGGAGTTTAGCTCACGTTACACGGACAAAGGCATCCAAGTTGAAGACGAATCTATCTCACTTGTAAACGATGTCTTAGACGTCAAATTTATCTACAAGAATGAGGAGTATTTTGAGAACGATTGGATAACTGGTACACCTGACGTAAACACGGAAGATGTATTGCTTGACGTAAAATCGTCTTGGGATGCTACTACCTTTCCGTTTTTTGATACCGAAATTCCTAACAAGGACTACTTTTATCAACTTCAAGGATATATGTGGCTAACAGGAAAGCAACAGTCAATGCTTTGTTATTGCCTTGTGGATACTCCACTTGAAATGGTAGAAGACGAAATCCGTAGAGCACATTGGAAACTACACAAGATTGACGAAGACTTAGATTTGCGTGAAGAGGTAGAGACTAAGCATCAGTTTTCACACATTCCCAAGAACCGAAGAGTCAAAGTTTTCTACGTACAAAAAGACGAACAAGTAATTGAGCAGATAAAAGAGAAGATTGAGCTTGCTCGTGAGTATTATAACGCACTAATCCAAATGCTATGAACCAAGAAGTAACCGACAAAGTAGTTTTAAGCGTGATGGCAAAGTA